GTCGTAATAGCACTCTCTGTCACCTGCACTTTTCTGCAATGCTCAAGAAGATCGTGGAAGTTAATCATAGTTTAAATGTTAGCATATGGCAGTTTCGGCACAATGTCGTACCGTTGCTAATCTCCCAAAAGGGTTTATAAGTCATGGCTAATCTTACTAACGTCTCTTTATCCTCTAATGGACTAAACTGAGAATATTCATGTAAGAAATCGGCTAAGATATTAGAAAACTTCTTTATATGATGCGGATGAAGTTCTCCACCACGTTTTCCACATTTTATACAAGTATAGTTATCACGCTCAAAGATAGATACACGCCACTGTTTCATTTCCAATAAATGCCGGATACACGTAGCCAGAGAAGTCTTACCCCCTTCCCAAAGATGACTCTTTGATCCCTTATGCGCTGCAGACATTTTCTGCTTTGTTTCGATAGAATGGTGCTTACCAGCACTAACTTTACGCATATGGTCACAGAAAATCTGCGATCGTTTTTTACCTAAATGTGCCATGCTGATATTCTTCCTATACTCAACAGATCGAGGTGGTCTTTTAACACCCAACCAGTTATGTCCATTAACAAAACGCTTTGCTGGATAATAAGCAGAAATATAAATAATCTCGCCACATCCACATGCGCATATTTTGTAATCGATAATTTTATCGTATTTCATACATATCCTATCCGAAAAACTCATATTCGATCTTGTCCACTGCAAACTCCACCTGCACAGTCGTCACGTTGTTGTTCTCATAGTCCAGGTTGTATTTAGGGAATGTCGTCGGGAAACACCCGATCAACTTATACCGCCCCAAGGCAATTCCTGTTGAGTCCAGGAACCGCACGTACATAGTCTTTTGATACTTTGCTTTCGGCTGGAACAAACCCTGGCTGTCAACGATCAGATTTTTCCACGCATTGATGTACGCTGAGACAGCATCCGGCATTGTTTTTACAAAGGTAATACGGATCTTGTCGACCGTCAGCAGCCCAGCAAAATTAGCCTGATACGGGCCAACACGCATCGTATTCGCGTCGTTCATGCTGTAGTCACCGAACTGCACAGCGCGGACAAGTTGCGCTAAACCAAACCCGATCAGCCCGAATGTCGGTATTCCACCAATAGTCGGGCTAATGTCCGGCAAGAGCACGTCCCAGAGATAGTTCCTCTGGAAACGTGCTTTTGCTAGGATCCAATCAACAGGTACACTAAGTCCTGGCATAGTTTACTCCGATTAGGACACGTCTTCCCAGTTGTCGAATGAGAAGGTGACAGGATACTTGATCGTTCCGTCTCCGCCTGCATAATCGACTGCAACTTTGCCAATGTTCTGTACCCATGCACCCTTGAGCTTGATCTTCATGTAGATGTCTCCGGCCACGGTGATCGTAGTCAGATACACGTCGGTCTTGTAAAATGGATCACCAATCCCGATACCAGTCGAGTTGTTCACGATCGACTGCTGCCATCCCTGGATCGCATCGAAGACTTTCTTGTCTTCACCTTCGATGAATGTAACTGACCAGGTCTGATCGTAGGCCAATTTCCCGGCTATAGCGATACCCGCGGTCTGTTTGAACGGTATCTTGATCTGCGGATTGCTGCGGCCAGGGATCTCGGTAGACTGAGCCCTTAACGTATAGGTAGTAGAATCACCACCGCCGATCGGAACCGGCACTACTACTTCCCACAGATACGGCCTTGCAGGATTTGTTAAGTTCGTCTTCAAACTGTCAATTCCCATTTGCGGCATCTTAATCCTCCTTATTTATGATTCTCTTTCTTTACAGGTTGAAACCTCTTGCTATGAGCTCGTTGAAGTTAGCACCGGTTGTCGTGACAATAACCTGCAACTGGATGAATTCCGCGATCTTGATCGGTTTCACGAACACATCAACGTGAAGTTCGTTCTGATCGATGACCGCCGGTGTGTTGTTGGTCTCGTCGCAAACTACCTGATATCCCTTCGTATCAGCGGACGATGTTTCGAATGCACCAGCGCCACTGAGTGTATCAAGATACGTATCCAGCATTGCGGTGACTCTGAACCGTGTATTCGGATCATTCGGCTCGAACACGAACGATCTTAATGATATCGCCATTGCTTTCTCAAGGATAATGAGCAACCTACGCACATTGACCCTGTCCAAAGCGGACGGCGTTGTGGTTTCTGTTTTCTGGCCCCAGATAACATTTCCGGATCCCGGCCAGATCTGCAACGGGTTGATCTGCGCAGAATACAGCGAGTCTCTGTCACCCTGCGAGAATGCTAACCGTTTGCCATTCTGGTCGCAGATATTCAGGACGTTCAGGACGCCTCTGTTCAAACCAGCAGGAGCGTTCCAGACGTTCCGGATGTAATCGTTGTACGCATACTGCGCGGCAATATAGCCGGATCCTGGCAGGACAACCAATGTCGAATTCCACTGATCGTATGTCTGGACCATAGGCGCATACAGCGCTACGTAACTGGAGTTCAGATTCTGAGTGCTGTTTCTCCATGTGATCATTGAAGCGGTGGATGTGGTCTGCGCGGGATCCATGTTCAGGATAGCCATGCAGTCTTTCCGTGATTCCGCGATCTCCTTCATCTTCTCCTGTACTGAAGTCGAGAAGAACCCGGGTTCGACCAGAAGTCTGATGTCGACCTCTTCAGGATTCGCGAACATATCCCAGCCGGCCATCAAATGAGAGGCTGCGATCGCAGATCCATCAGCGCCCATCGCAAACGGCAGCGTGCTGGTCTGTGCTTTAGGCAGAGTAGAATCCGCCAGTGCGCTATCCGCAACCACTATGTAACTGCTGAATCCATTGATGACGGTCTCCATGTATTGCTGTCTGCCATATCCATCGATCTGGTGCTTTCTGGATACTGTCCAGGATTCAACCTTCTGGAATGTCCCGGTCGTATCTTTTGCGTACACGTCGATCTGGAACACATAGATCGCATCGTTTGCAGTCGTGCGGATAACCTGAACTCCCAGGCCGTTGTTCCAGACGCCAGGATTCACGCCGTAGACGTTGAACAGGTTGTCCTCGCCAGAGATCGATACAAAGTCAGGCGATGCTACGCCCGCAGAGATTGAGGCGTTGCCCTGAAGACTTGTTGATGTCTTGATCTTGATACCACCGTATAATGCGCCGTTCTGTACACGATAGCACCAAAGTTGATTGCCGGTCTCCAAGAACGCCAACGCGGCATAGTGGAAAGGCTCACCCAATACCGGCTCGCCGTATTCAGCGATGAACTGCTGAGTATTGGTCATCAACCTGATATGAACTGTATCACCTTTTGGTGAATATCCTACAAGCGCAGCGGTAGTCGTTGCGACTGTCGGTACGATGTTGCTTAAATTTATTTCTTTGGTGTAAACACCTGGACTCAGGTAAAAACTCATTTGTATCCTCCTTAGTTAATGCCTCTTCAATTAAACAACCCACTTTCTACGCTTGCTGCCCAGGGTGTTGTTTGGGCCCCGGTGTTACGGTGATGCGGTGATAATATATTCGTCAACCAACGTATCCCTGTAGTTGGGCTTCTGTCCTTCCCTTAAATACAGATCGAGAATGATCTTCAATATAGTCTTTGTGGTTATTGAAGTCATCACCCAGCCTTCCAAGGATATTGGGAACTCATATACGAAGAACTGGCCCTTCTCGTATATATTGTAGTTTGTCCGGTCGATAATCGGTCCGAACTTCATGTACATGTCCATCTCGTACAGGCCATTGTAGTACAGGACAAGTTGAGGATGATCGTGCACCCAGAACAGATACGCCTCCGCTGCCTGCATAATCAAATCTAAGTCGCGGCTCCATAGCCAGAAATTGTAGTTCATTGTCGCAGGCACGGCTTTGACTGTGACGATCTGGGATTTCGAACTGCTGTTTACATACTGCATCTGCATCCCGCGCCGGGCCAGTGTGGACCTCTGCCGGTTCCAATCAAACTGGATACCGTAGCGCCAAACACTCATAAACTCAACTGTTGCCTCGCCGCGCTTCTCCGCGATCTTGCGCTGCGCGATCTCAAGCGGGAAGAATACCATATCCCGATTCAGGTCGGCTAAGTTGAGATAACTTTTGAATTTATTGAATACCAAAGCCTTGACGCCATTGTCGATTGTCTGTATAAATGAGCTCATAGGGATTTTTTGAACTTTCTAAAATCTATCAAGTTCTCCATAAAATATCTCCACGTCCACACTTTGGTTTCCTCGTCGGCCCTGTCTGTATTCCTGGACAGCCAGGATTCAAAGAAGTACTCCGGCTCAGTCGGATGTTTCTCGTTCTCTGTCATAAAATCACAGAATAACTTATTAGCAAGAAGCCGCAGCGCTGCATGTTTGAGTATTGTGCTCTCAGTCTTCTTCGGGTCTCTAGGCATAGTTAGTCCAGTAGGCGTGTTCTGCCCTCGTTAACCACAGGGACTTCTGATAGATCATATTCAAGTTTTGCACCCTTTGGCAAACCTTGAGCGGACCTAATTGAAACGTCTTTCATCTTCTCCCCAGGATGCAGAAATACGGTATTGCCTTCTTCCAGGACGATGCCCATATCCTTGTCGCTTGTATTCGTTACTGTTCGGATCTTCATACGTTCTCCATAGTCAATTCATCTTCCCATATGAATATTACATAGTAATCCTTATGATGATTTACGACGTCTTGGTGCAAGTTTGAAATACCGGTAGATCTCATTGTCGTACATGTTCTTCATCAGCACGTCGACAACCTCAAACTCATCGGTATCAAAAGTCCCGGGTATATATTGGCTCTTCAACTTGATGTAACTATTGATCGTAACCTCAGGCACATTCTTGAACCGCGCTACGATCGGTGCCTCGTTCTCTGCGAATACGCCAAGTTTGCGCAGCCGGTGCAGGTCCTTCACAAACCATTCGATCCACACAGGCACATTGTAATGTGTCTTAAAAACCACATCCGCCGGAGACGTGTAGATGTCGTTCGGCTCAAGTGCAGTCAAATTTGTGGGAACATAAAGCGTGCAGTCAATTCCATAGATCTGGACTCCAAAATCATTGAAAGTCTTGACTACATCAATCAACCGTTGTGGAATTATTCCACTCATTTAGAAGCCTCGCTCTTCATGTGAGTCAGGTAATCCTGATAACCGTATGACTTGTCTTCTATTTGCTGCATCTTCACACTGGACGTATAGAAAGTAGCAAGAGCAATAATTATCCCCATACCTCCTATAATCATAGACCAGACCACTGCGCTCTGATCCGCCTTGCCTCTCAATTCTGCCCGGGACTCTCGGAGACTGGCTATCTCCCCGAGGACACTGTCATGCTCACGCTTTGTAACAAAGTTTGCAGCCAGTTCTGCTCGAGACTCCCGAAGATCCTGTATGTCTTTCATAACGATGTCATGCTCATTCCTCGTTATAAAAGTAGAAGTCTGGTCTTTGATTTGTGCTCTGAACTCGTTCATGCTCTCAAGGCGGATGTTCATCGTTTTGTCCGCCAAGGCACGGGCCTGTTCCAAAGCGTCAAACTTTGCTTGGAAGTATTCTTTCAGGGTTACCAGATCATTATGCCTGCGTTCATCACAACCCATCGTCCNCCTCATTTATTGCTTTGCATCTGTTGGATAATGTTCTTGATTTCTGTCTGCAACTGCCCGCGATCATATCCTTCTTTTTCGATCTTAGTCATCTGGGTTGACAATTCTGTCTTTGATTTCCGTGAGTCACTCCAGTTGACTACCTGTACGATCAGGAATGCAATGGCCACAAGACCGGTCAGAGCACCGTAGATTATCAGCAACGTATTCGTCTTTTCCTGAATAGTATCAGTTTTTACCTTTATCTCTGCCAGAGTCTTCTTATTCTCCTCAGTTACCGCAATCTTCGGAGCCAAATCCTTCAAGATCTCTGCTATTTCCTTTAGTCTGTCAGCCACTAGGACCATCTGCTCGGTGTCCTTAGACTGGATTTCCATCATTACCTTTAACTGTTCATACGTAATCGGATTATCAGCCACTGGGATCCCCCAGGTAGGCTTGGAATTTACGTTCACAAGGCACGTTAATGAATACGATCTTTGCTCCAGCCTCCAAGGGAATAGTCTTGTGCTCCTCATACGGCTTGATCACACAGACTTCACCTTCGTTCATTATCCGTTCGACTACTTTAGTCGGATAATCCCTATTGGTTATTTTCATCAGTACGCTTTTGCGTACCACCTGGATAGTCTGGATAGAATTGTCGTGGATGTGTCCAGGCATTTCATAGGCTTTTCCGATACTTTCATTCGGATATTCAACAAACCCGATCGTACAATCATCCTTTTGGTAAACTACTTCTACCAATCCGACACTGCCATTGTATGTCTCAGGCTTAGCCTTTGCGCCAAGGTAACCCCCGGTCAGCAATGCATCAATAGTCAGTTGCTGTCCTCTGATCCTTTCAAGTAACTTATCCATACTGTTCTCCTAGCAAAATGTGGTCACCAATCGGGTCAACCCACATCAGTACTATGCCTTTTTTGCTTCTTTTTTCTCGGCCTTCAACTCCTTCTTGATGTCCTTCTCGTCCTTTTTGATCTCTTTCTTGGATTCAAAAGGAGATTCCTCACGCGGTGTCTTGGTTGCTTCCTCACCCGCTGGAACTTCCTCTTCGGCTGGGCCTTCTTCGCCACCGGGTGCATGTTCCGCTGCTTCCTCTTCAGGAGTCTCAGCAAGTTCATGTTCCATCTCTTCCAGCGCGGCATAATAGTCCTTGCCGGGGAATTCCTTGATGTGATCGCAGGTGATCCGTGCTATGATCGCGATATCTCCACCGACTGTATCAAAATGCTCCATCTCAGAGGTCATCCCTTTGAGCAGCATTTCTTTGTCGCAGTCCGCCAATTCTGGGATGTCCGCGATCAGGGAATCGATCAATTCAGGAGTGATCTCCGGTTTCTCGGTAACTGCAGGCTTCTCCATCGGTGCTTCCGGGGCCATAGGAGCATCTGGCTCATTAGCCTGCATCATCTCCTCTTCCGTAACCTTAAGCGTTGATTCGATTATTTTGTGTATGTCCATGGCTACTTTATCTCCTTTTTCTTTTTCTCGATTTTCGCTGTGTTCTTCTTCGAGAACTTTTTAGCCTTCATGTCTTCGACGAACTTTTTCTGCTTGGCGCTCATGTTCTTCTCGTCGAGTTTACCGAGATGCTCTGCTACCATCAACCGTTCCGCCATTTCCAGCGCTTCCTCATCGGAAAGTTCCGGCTCTTCCTCGAGTTCCAGTTCTTCCTCTTCTTCCTCTTCTGCTGGAGTCTCTGCCCCAAGCAGCGGAGTTTCAGTAGAAATCGGCACAGCCGCTGTATCCTGAGTGGTTATGGTTGTTGCACCACCCGCTGAGACAACGTTCACTTCTTTGCCGTCTGATCTGATCGTGACATCGACATCTTCCTTGACCAACGCATCCGGCTTTGCCGATTTCACGTCCGGGACCGCGCTTGTAGTAGCGCTTACTTCAGGGACCTTACTGGAAACAGTAGTGCCCTTGGGCTCGGTCGTCTTGTTGTCTGCACCGGCAT